GATACAACCACAGGGAAGGTTTAGACTGGTTCTAGACCCTCCCCCAAGTACGGCAGATCATACGATAACGTTTTATTATGCAAGTAAGCCGGCCCCTGTGTGGTCAGCGTTTAGAACATTTAGGTATCCACCGCATTTAAGTTTAGCAACAATTAAATATGCGGTATGGTTATTGAAGTACAGGGATAGGGAACCTAGTTTTGGTGATAAATTATATTTGTCTGCCGATAATATATTGCGTAGAGGCAAGGTTGATATGGACAGGGCACTTAATCGAAATAGAATACGGGTTAATATGAAGGTTAGGAACTAATTCTCTTATGGCTATATCAAGAAGAAAAAGAGGAAGTATAGATAAAGAGTTGGAACCATTTCAGTTTGGACTGGATGGTAAACTAGTTACATCTGTTGATCCTACTCGTATCCTTACAGTATCTGATAGCGGTGAAACGAGGCAAGATAATTTTAAAAGCTTAAAGAATATTCGTTATACCGATAACGGTATACGCGGTGTTAGGGGGATGACCAAGATTAATTCTACGGCATTATCTAGTCATCCTAAAGTTAGAAATATACATCACTTTTCAAAGTCACAACCTGTTGAAAGTCATGTGCTTGTACATGCTTTCAATAGTGGACTTACACAATCTAAAGTGTTCAAGAATGATACTGCTATACCGAATACTGGTGATTTTAGCGGTACAGCATTACATACCGATGCTTCGGGGTCGGGTAAGGGTAGATTTGAAAATGCACAGTTGGGTAGGATGTTATATTGTAATGGTGTAGAGACTATGGTATGGGGCGGTGATGAATCTAGGTTGTCAAAGTTTGTTATTTTTGATCCCAATGGTACATTTCTTTATGATTATACGGAAAAAGTACAGAACACACTTACTGACGCTGATAATGTAGCTACGCTGAAACGCGTATCTGGTGTGGGTAGTGAAACTAAATTGTTATTACATTGTGATGGGAGCGATGCTTCGACTACGATAACGGATAATTCTCCGGTATCACCACATACAGTAACAGCCGTTGGTAATGCTCAGATAGATACTGCGATTAAAAAGTTTGGAACTGGAGGGCTCTTGCTGGACGGAACTGGGGACTGGGCTACGATCCCTGATGATTCTGATTTTGTATTAAGTGGGGGAGTTTGGACATTTGAATGCTGGGCTAAAGTCAGCCTTGCTGCTGATAGTGGATTATATGCGCAAGCCAAAAGTAGTGCTACACAGGATTATATGTGGATATATATAGATACAGATGGTGCTGTTAATCTCGTTATCAATGAAGCTACTGATGCAGCAACAGGTACGGTAACTTTAGATACAGGTGCATCTGGTTCGGTTGATGGCATTACAGTAAATAGTGTTCAGGTGATGTCGGGAGCGGAATCATTTGATACAGATTTAAACACCACAGCAACTGCAGTGGCTGCTAATATAACATCACATACGAGTAGTCCTAATTATACCGCTGCAGCTGTTGGTGCTACAATCACTATAACGTCTGTTATAAAGGGTGCTGATGTTAATGGATTTGCTGTAGCAAGTTCATGTACTACTATTACAAGTACAGATGTTAATATGGCTAGTGGTGCCTCGAGTAATGAGGTTTTATTATCGACTCCCGATAGTGTAATTACTGCTAGTACATTTGCTCATATACGTGTAGTTGAAAATTCTAATAACTTTTATATATTTGTCAATGGTATACAAAAAGCCTTTACTAATAATACCAACAGAACAGAAGGTGCTATAGCATATAATTCTACAATATTTATAGGGGCTGTACATGACGGAACCGCAACCTCGAAACCGCTTAATGGAACATTGGATGAAATTAGATTAACAAATAGTGCATTATCAGTAACAAACTTTGATGTGCCGGCAGCTGCTTATACGGCTGCAACAACAAATGTTAATATGAGGGTTGGTAATATATTACCAATAGAGGGGGTAAGGTTTACGATATCTAATGCCAATACTTCAGCCGGAACATTAAGTGTGTATTACTTTAGTTCGACAGGAGAGTGGACGGCCGTGACTAATTTAACTGATAATACTGCTTCTGCCGGTGTGCCACTGGCGCAAACAGGTACTGTAACATTTGATTCTACTGCGGGTGTGGCTATACAACATGTTATAGATGGTATACTGGGTTATTGGTATAAAATAGAAATTACAAATGCTGATACTGCAACGGCTATATCTAGTGTTACAGTAAAAGAACCGTTTCAAGATATACAGGATTTTTGGGACGGTGATTTTAGGACAGTTGCCTCAGTACAGTTATTTGAAGATGATATAGAAAAAGATAATACCGTTAATGTTTTTAAGGATGACTATCTATTTGATGAAGTTACTGACGGTGATATGTCAAGTTATATGATCATGTCTTCACTCACTGCTACTGCTGAATATTTGATGATAGGGTTCTTAGAAAGACAACAGGGTATGAGAATCAAAATGATACCCAATCGCGCAAATCAATCTACTTCTGCTACAGGTAAGGTGGCTTTTGGTGATGATGTTGCTGTAAATGATACAATAACAGGTATTACCGTGAATAGTGTCGAAATAATGTCTGGAACAGTAACTGCTGGATCAGGAAGCAGTACGCTTCTTGCCACAGATGTGGCAGCAAGTATTAATAATAAGACATCGATTCCTAATTATACAGCCGAAGAAGAAGATGCATCAGTTATTATTACATCTGTTACAACAGGGACCAGTGTTAATGGGTTTACTGTTACAAGCTCCGGCTCTGGTATTACTACAACTGATACTAATATGGCTAATGCCAGAGATATCACAGCGGTTCTTACAGTTAGTTATTGGAATGGAGCTGAGTGGATAAGTGTTGGTTCTATACAAGATGGTACTATAAGTAATAACTCTTCATTTGGTAAATCTGGATTTATAACATGGGGTCCTCTAGGTGAGAATGTGGAATTTAGGAGAGAGGTTAGCAAAGAAGAGCCATTTTATTACTATAAACTAGAATGGAGTGAAAACTTTGCCGATGATGTATTGTGTTATTTTGTTAGTGGAATACCAGTACAAAAACAGATAGAGAAATACAATTTTGCATTAAATGCCCAGAACAGGACGTGGTTGTTTTCAAATCAATCAGATACAAAGAATACAGCGAGGGTTTCAGCCCTAGGAACTTTGAATGCCTTTAATGGTATAGATTCTAAAACGTTTAGGTTTGGAGATGAGACTGAAGTACTTGCTGCTGTTGAGATATTTACTAAACTAACTACTGGCGGTGAAAGCGATATATTGATTGCTAAAAATAATTCTATGTTTTTATTAACCGGAACCAATCCGGATAGTTGGACTGTTACACAGATTAGTGATGATGTTGGTTGTCCTGCACCATATACATTTAAAGCCAGTCCAATAGGTTTAGAATTTGCACAACTACAAAGTAAACAAGTAGTTGTATGGCAATCTGAAAATGGTATTATGTTATATGATTCTACGGCTATATTTCCAATATCAGATACTATAAGTAATTATTTTGACCAGTCCAAGAGTGAGTCTATTAATTTAGATAAGATAGCTGAGAGTTATGGATTCTGGGATAATTCAAGCGGTGTTTATGAATATCACTGGTTGTTTGCTTCTGGTAATTCTGCGACCATAAATAAAGAATTGGTATTTGATTTACGAAGACAGAAATGGTGGGAAGCTGATAGAGAAAGTGCTAATTTATTACAATGTGGTACTAAGGTTATTGATACTAATGGTGCTCACTATAACTATGCAATGATAGATTCCGGATATATGGAGAGATTAGAGAATGGCACGGCATGGACAGGCGATGGCAGTGCAATTGCTTATGAGTTTGAGTTGGGTGATTTATTATTTGATGGTAATTTAGGGGTGGAAACATTGATTCGGTATATTAGGTTGGTTATGAAAACAAAGTCTTCTACACCTAATTCGGTAACCATTGCTCATTATGGAGATACAAATCAAACGCCTAAAACGATAACTTTATCACCAGCTAAATCAGGATATGACGCAACAATGCCAATACATAGTATTGCAGGTTCTCAATGGGGACGGTCAGTATTTCATAGATTGAAGTTTACTATAAGTACAAACAATGAAACAATAGGATTTGAACCATTGTGGGTTAGTGGATTTTATGAAGAAGAAAGATTGAGGTTGAAAGATTAAAAATGGGAACACCATCGGTGCTAAGAGGATTAGAATATTTAGGCGACCAACGAGATCCAGAAGATAAGCCGGAATCAGTAGGGCCGGAATGGGTAGAAAAGTACGGTCATTTAGTACCGGGCACACTTGGTACGGCACTTCTGCCTATGAGATATGGTATGGCCGTAGCAAATCTTTTTGGGCGACCAATAAAGCAAAGAACGATAAACAGATTCAGGCTGCTTGGTATAGCCAATGAAGTTTTCGATGAATTCAGTTTCGGTCATAGCACTAAAGATGAAAAAACAAGATTTGCCAGTAGATGGGGAAATTACTTAGAGCGTTATCCGAGGGGGGAAATCGTAAAACTTATCAGTGGAGCCCGCATCAAAGCACAGGAAGCTGTCAGGAAAGATGCCATAGCGTACAAGGCAGGAAAGCCTACGACCGCAGAGCAAGGCGAGATAGACAGATTAAAAACGCTAATTGACCAAAGGCTGAAAAGCGGGAATAACAGAGAAGTATATGCACAGAAACAGAAGTTGCGGAAACTAGAGCAGAGTATTACCAAGAGGACGTTGCAACAAAAAAACCTGAACCTCAAAGCACAACACTTTTTCAATAAAACAGTACCAAATCAAAAAGACCCTGCACTGTTAATCCCTCATTTCGAGAAATTCCTAGAGCAGGATATCGGCACTTTTGACAATCAAATGGCACAACAAGAACAACTACAATCAACACAGGAACAACCACCAGCACAGGAACCACCAACACAGGAACGATCATTAGCAGAAAATGCACTTAATGCATTTAAAGGTATTGGTATTGGTTCTGCTATTGGAAACGTATTTAATCCAAAACGATTACCAAGACCAGATCTTGGTTTTGGATTTCAGAAATTATTTTCACGACAACAATATTAGGGATACAAAAAAAAAGGGGGAAGTAATATGGCACAAAAATATACGACTTTACAAGGTGAATCAATAGATAGACTTAAGAAAGGGGAGGGGCAGCATATTTTCGGTACTCAGGTAGGTTCTGCTTACGATCCAGATTTTATGAACTATTTAGAGTTAGCGCAGAGAGGGACGGAAAAAGCGCGCCTAACGGATGAGAAGTTGAAGTTTAACATTGCACAGAAGCAGCAAGAACTGGAGAGGGCTAAATTTGAAGAAACAGAAAGATCCAATCTAATAACAGAACAAAGGCTTGCAAAATTAGATCAGGAAGAGGCTTCGCGAGCGATAGTAAAACAACAAGAAGATTACAAAACAGCACACCAAGAAAGAAAAACAGCAAAAGAGGAGAGAACACAGAATTGGGTATCAACGATTGCTTCTTCAGTTGGAGCCATTCTGGGAACGTCTGATGAGCGATTAAAAGATATTAAAGGTAATTTTGTTAAAGGACTTAATGCAATACTTGGTTTGAAACCCATTAATTTCACTTGGAAAAAAGAAACTGGTATGGAATCCGAATCTATTAATTCCGGATTTTCTGCTCAACAGGTAAGGGAATTTATTCCCGAAGCAGTTAAG